GCCAAAAAGAGAAAGGAGCAGTAGAGAGCTACTGCGGCAAAATAACTAAAAAGGAGACTTAACCTATGCCAACAACTTTAACCGAAGCAGCCAAGCTGTCTAATGACGTCCTGTTAGCCGGCGTCATTGAGACCATAGTCAAGGAAAGCCCCATACTCCAGAGCATGCCCTTCATAGAGATTGTGGGCAACGCCTTGACCTACAACAGGGAGAAAACGCTCCCCTCAGCCGAATGGCACGCCCCCAATGACGACTGGACAACCAGCCCCAATATCACCTTCGACCAGCTCACCGCTACCCTGAAAATCCTGGGGCAGAACGCCGATGTGGACAACTACATCAAGTCCACCAGGAACAACGTCCAGGATATCGAGGCAGCCATCATCGAGATTACGGCGAAGGCAATCAGGCATGAGTTTGACCGAGCCTTTATCTACGGCAGCTCAGCCGCCGATGCCAACCAGTTCGACGGCATCCGCTTGCTCATAAACACCCTCGCCGCCTCAGGCCAGGTGATAGCCGCCGGCGCTACCGGCGCCACCCTGACCCTGGCCATGCTCGACCAGCTCATCGACGCCATAAAGGGTCAGAAGCCCGATTTGTTGCTGATGAGCCGCCGGTCACGCAGGAAGATAAACGCCCTGGCCAGAGCCGCCGGCAACAACCTTGAGGTCGGTCAAGGCAAGCTGGGAGAGTTCGTCCAGCTCTACAACGGCATAGCCATCGGCATCAATGACTGGATACTGGACACCCATACCCTGGTCGGCAGCGTGGAGACAGCCACCACCGGCGGCGCTAGCTCCACCATCTACGCGCTGTGCTTTGGCGAAGGCGCAGTTTGCGGCGTCACCGGGCCTGGCGGACTTACCATTGAGCCTATAGGGTCGATGGAGACAAAGGACGCCTCCAGGAACCGCATCAAGTGGTATGTCGGCGTGGCGGACTTCTCCCTGGTAAAGAGAGCCGCTTTAATCGGCGTCACGGACTAAAACACAACATCTAGTGGAGCAGTTGCGGAGATCCTGAAAACTGAACCACAAGATGTAGAAGGAGAATAAAAACATGGCATTTGCAGATCCGGGAATCAGCAGACAAATCCTGTGGAGCTTGGGACCGCAGGCGCCCAAGATTACCCTGGCGGAGGCTTGCAAGAGGGGCGATATCCTGGGCTATAGCTCAGGATGGAAGCTGGCGCTAGCCACCGTAGGCACGGCTATACAGGGTCGCCTGGTAGCTCTGGCAGACGGAGCTATCGGGGACGTAATACCAGTCGCACATGTAGCCGTAGTCGGAGGCTATACCGACGCTACCCCAGGCGGCTATGTCTATGTAGCCGAAAGCACAGACTCCGGCCAAATCACGCAGACAGCGCCAGATACTCAGGGCGATTGCGACACCATCATCGGCATAGCCCTGAGCGCCACGGAAGTGCTGTTCTTCCTTAACGCCAGAGTTGACCACGTGCACGCATAATAAGTGAGGTTTGTTCCGGGCAGAGGTTTCACCTCCACCTCAGCAAGCCCGGGAATAGAATAGGCCGGGGGTGAAGCGCACCGATTAACAGGGTGGACGGCTTCACCCCCACGCCTACTGAGAAAGCAAGCAAAGTAAAGCAAAGTAAAGTAAAGCAAAGTAAAGTAAAGCAAAGCAAAGTAAAGTAAAGGAGCGCAGGCATGGACTTGAGCAGCATGGTTACCCTGGTCAGGCGAGACCTGAAGGACGAGGACAACGCCAGCTATCGCTGGCAGGACAATGAGATTGAGAGAGCTATCCAGAGAGCGCTAGCCGAGCTGTCCCGCTATTGCCCCAGGGAAATGAAGTCTACCGTTGCCACCACGGCCGACAGCAGGGAGATAGACATTTCCGAAGTGTCAGGCATCACCGACAGGATCTCCATTGACCGGGTAGAGTTTCCGGTGGACAGCACCCCGAGGAGCTTTCAGAGGTTCAGCGTCTATGGAGACACCCTGACCCTGATTGGAGACGCCCGGGGAGACGGTGAGAACTGCTATGTCTACTGGAGCTGCTTGCACACCCTGGACGTCGACACAAGCACCGTCCCCACCTATCTTGAGGACGTGCTGGCGCAAGGAGCCGCCGCCTACGCTGTACTGGCTCAGATGCAGTACCGGGTAGATACCGCGGGCTTCGGTGGAGAGCAGGCGGATAGAGATTACCAGTCCTGGGGGACAGCCATGCTCAAAGAGTTCACCCGCCAGCTCAAACGCTTCGGCAAGAGCCGAAAGCTAAAGGTCGGACAACTTTATCAAGGAGACAACACAGAGTAGAACATTTGTGGAGCCATTCGAAGGAGAAAAGCAATGTCGGACACAAAGAAATCAGCCAGAGAGAAAATCGAGAAGGGTCTGCCCCGCTTAAAGGACGGCTTACCCTGGCAGGCTTTCGCTGTCGTGGGGGACAAAGACGACCCCGAGACGTGGAAGCTGCCGCACCATACCAAAGCCATCTTTAGAGCCATACAGGGGAAAATCGGCCACTACCGGACAACGGACTGGGAGCATACGGCGGCAGCCGTGGCAGCTCTGAGCCGTGGCGGATTCCGGGGTAAGCGGGTAGAAGCTACCGAGCAGCAAATCCTGGACGCCGCCAAACACCTGATGAGGCATTACCAGGAAAACGGCAAGCCGGTCCCTGATACCCTGGCAGCTTTAGTCGAATAGGCGGGGCATGGATGGAATCACCCTGCCATTTCGTTTGAGGGGCTTAAAATCGAAGCTAGGGACGCCGTTTTGCTTGACATAATAAGAGCCTCCAGGCTAGGCTTTACATAAAGTAAAAAACGAAGAAGGAGACAGAAAAATGTTACAAAAATTTATGGATGGAAAAAAGAAATACAGTGCCTTCATCATCACCGTGTTGGCCACCATGATACCCCTGTTTATCGCCGAGCCGGAGGCGCAGCAGACATTCATGGACATGGTGCCATCGATGGCCGCAGCCCTGGCCGGCATCTTCTATATCGTCACCCAGGGCAAAGTCGACCGGGAGAAGGAAGCCGTCAAAGCCGTTAACGGTAACGGTGCGGCTTCAGCCACGCAGCCAGTAGTACAGACCACGCCAGCGCAGCCACAGGCGGAAATTCAGCCTGTAGTTGAGGAAGTCCAGCCTTTTGACGTTAAAGGCTTCCATGAGACCGTGCTGGCTGAGGTGGAAGCCACCTACAAGGAGGTCAACCCCGCCACCATCTACTACAAGGCCAGGGATAAAGGCACGGTAACCGCCTGTCAGAGTATATCGCAGGCACAGGAATATTGGAGCTACCTTGTAAGCCTGGCAGTGGACGCTAAAGACTGGCTCAAAGAGGAGACCGACAAAAAAGCCGGCACTTGCGGCAGAAGCCCGGAATACTATGTCTTTACCAGAGACTTCAATGCCACCACAAGGGCAGCCAACGCCCTGGCAGTACTGGCTAACTCTAAGGTGGACTGGAAAGCCATGCTAATGCCCTTCCAGTGGAAGCTCTATACCCTGGGCGTGCTGGCAGAGCAGATGATGACCTGACGTTAACTGAGAGTTAACATGGTAGTCTTTGACTGGCTAACTATAGCCGGCGTGGTTGTGCTGCTTGGTTCGGCAGTTTACATAATATGGACGAGAAAGAAATGAGAGCTCTATCCGATACACTCCTGGAAACCCAGAAGACAGGCACGCCTCGTAAGCCCCTGGTCAAGCTTGAGGTGCAGGAGTACGGACACCCCGCAGCCACGCCCGCCGGCGGCATACAGTGGGAGTACTTCGGCTGGCAGCGCTTCTATTCAGGCTCGGAGACCAAAGACTCCCACGGCGTAACCATGCCCGGAGACGGCTCGCTAATCAGGGTCCGCAAGGACAGCACCAACCTTTACCTGTCCAGGGTAGCCAGCCCCGGGCCGAGCTCGACATACAGCTCCTGGGGAGGCTCTTTCGGTGGCGTCCCCTCTAACGCTAAGGTAGCCATCGCCTCGTTAGGAGCTTATGTCATGGCAGCCTCCATGGACGCCTCGATGCTCTACCGCCGGGAATCAAGCGATTACGGCGCATCCTGGGGTAGCTGGACGGCTATGGCCAATGCCCGCCCCTGTGAAAGAGGCGTAGCCATCGC